GTAAATGAGTCCGTTCATACCTCCTAGCTCCTCCTCATGGCTAGTTTCGCCACCTCTCCAACATCTTCCAGGGTGGGCTCCTCTCCCTTGCGATGGGCATAAAGGTGGAGACGCTTGAGCATTCTCTCCAAAGTTCTCAGGCATGAAGAGGGCTCGGACCGGAAGAAGAAGCTCGTCACCCCTGGGGCCATCGGTCCCATGGTGGAAGCCCTTGCCATCGCATACCGGGAGAAGCTGGCAGTGGCCAAGGCCCACCACTACGAACCCAAGGAGCGGTACGAGGCGATGATGGATATCCGGCAGGAGTATGTGCTGGAAGTAGAGAAGATCAAGAACCAAGTCCTCACTGAGTTTCAGGCCATGGTGTCCCAGAGCCGACAGAACTACCGGGAGAAGATGGACGCCGAAGATTCCACCTACTCCATGCGCTCCCTCCGGGATTTGGAGCGGGCAAAACTCGATGTTCAGCGGCTCTCGGACGGCGAGCTTATCAAGAGGGTTCGGGCGGCCGTGAAGTCACAGGACTACAACGAGGACGAGATGCGAATCATCGCCACCCGTGGCGGCATTATCCAGAAGAAGGTGGAGGAGCTTTTCGACCGGTACCCACCGGACACCGATGAGCTTACCCGGGATACCATCGGCGAGGTGGAAGCCATCATTTCCACCGGCCGGGGCACCATCCCGTACCGCAGTGACGAGGTTAAGTTGTGGGGCGCGCTCAATAGCATGGAATTACTGAACGAACCCTACGACCCGGACCCGGAACCTCTCCCACCCACGAGGAGAAGCGGGAGGCGTACCTCAAGGGCCGGGAAGCGGTCATTCCACCATCCAGAAATCCAAGGTTGCTCGGGAGAACCGGAAGGTGAAGATGGAAGCGAAGAAACTGGAATCCACACGCAAGGCATTGGAAGCTGAATTAGCTGAAGTGCGGCAGTTGAAAGCCACCCTACAGAAGCCCTCGATAAAGAAGACCAAGGAGGCCATCAGATGAACACATGGAAACCGAGCAAGTACAGTCACGGTGAACGGGCAGAAGCTACCCGGGGACTGTGGGACAAGAACCGCGAAAAGATGAAGGCGCTTCAGGCGAAGCAAGAGATGGAAGCCCGGGAACGGAACTATGCCCAGCACGGTAACTGGACCGTCCTCAAGGAGGGCGACCCCAGCTATGCTAAAGCTGTCGAAGCCGCCAAAGAGGAACGCAAGAAGCGTCAGCAGAAGTAATCTGCGCCGTGGCACTCGTGGGTGCGCACCATGAGGTTTTCTTGCCATATCGGGAGCGAGTACCCGAGGCTTCAAGAAAACCCATAGGTGCGTACTTAATCCCCAATATGGGCTATCGCGATTTTCCTCTGGTGATATACTGAGATTTGAATTCAAATCAAGGAATCACGGCATGCCAGAAGAATCTCAAGATGTAGCATTACGCCCAGGAGCTAACGCCGATAGTCAAGCAGAGATCGAACGCCACATAGCTGAGGGTGTTCTCGCGAAGTATGACGTATATAGCTACAGGCATGCAGCAGGAATTCTGAAGAACTCTTTTCCAGATGAACTTGGTGATCTGGAAAATGCATTGCGCACCTTCTCGTTAACCAAAGAAGACATTGCCTTGCCGGGTGGAAACGAATCCGTAATTCCTAAGAAGATATCTCGAATACTCAGACCACTTAAATGGAACGAGGTGCGGATTCAAGGCGACCTTGTTATCAGAGTTCATGAACAGAGTGAAGAGCTAAAGGATGATGGCAAGTTACAAAAACACACCCTACCAAAGAGGGATGATATAAAGATCGAGAATTACATAGATGGCCATAAGATTGACTATGTAAAGGGTCGGGTTGCATTCGACATGGAGTGGAATAGTAAAGACCAGACCTTTGACAGAGACCTCTATGCCTTCAGAATGTTTCATGAATGCGGCGTAATAAGTGTCGCTGCAATCATCACCCGATCTGAAAAGCTAAATCCTATATTCGAGACACTTCCAAAGCTGAAGAAAGATGGTACTGTGGATACCAATACTGACGGTACTACGAAATACTGTCGGGAGAAATACGGCGCCAGTACCACGTGGATGGGAAAACTGCTCTACCGCCTGAATGCAGGGCGACATGGAGGATGTCCAGTATTGGTTATTGGCATAAAGCCGAATGTAATCGAAGACTTGGAGACAGCTGAGTGAGGGAAATACTGAGTCCTTCTGAGGACCTAATTGATTTTGTCGGTGATAGGAAATTCTCAACAATACTTGCCGATCCGCCGTGGCAGTTTCAGAACCGAACGGGCAAAATGGCCCCGGAGCACCGCCGACTGTCACGGTACCCGACTATGACACTACAGGACATCAAGGACCTACCTGTTCAAGATATTGCAGAGGAACGAGCCCACCTATACATGTGGGTTCCCAATGCACTTCTACCTGAGGGACTACAGGTAATGGAAAGCTGGGGCTTCTCCTACAAGTCCAATCTGATCTGGTACAAAATACGTAAAGATGGCGGTCCTGATCGTCGTGGAGTAGGTTTCTATTTTCGCAATGTTACAGAGATCATTCTCTTCGGCGTAAGAGGGAAGAACGTACGAACCCTTCAACCTGGCAGAACTCAGGAAAACATAATCTCATCTCGTAAGCGTGAACATAGCAGAAAACCAGATGAGCAATACGGCTTTATAGAGTCTTGTAGCTGGGGCCCCTACCTAGAGCTATTTGGCCGTGGTGGACGGAAGAACTGGGTAACGTGGGGGAATCAATCAGACGACTATACTCCCAATTGGGACACCTATTCCAATCACTCACAAGCTGAAAAGGTTGCGAGAACAGCGGAATCCACGGCCTAGGTTCCACAATAGGCAACGAAAATCACGGAAATCAAACGAACATAGACTCTTGACTTTTCCTTATCGTACATGAAAATACGGTAGTAGAACGAAGTAAACAGAGGACCCGGATTTATCTTCAGGGCCTGCTGATAAAAAAGGGTCTTATAGAGGAATCGGATATTCTTCCCCCGCTGCCAGGAGTTCGGCGAGTCAACTATGCGGATAGAATGACTGACGAGACATACAGAATGCTCCAGCGGCAGCTGGTTAAGGCCCAACGGGAAGCCGAACGCGTCCAGCAGGAAACCGAGCGCATAAAGAGTTTTTTGAAGAGGTACGAAGCGGGGCACTCCGGTGAGGCATCGGAGCCCAAGCAGGAGTACGGCCCCCCTGAGAGCATACCCCTCTATGAGCCTGTGGCCGCGGGAGAACCCTTGGAGAGCTTCGATGCGAAGGAAACCTGCTTGGTTCCCTTATCGCGATTGCATGGGAATCCAGAGCAGTATTTTGCCGTGCGGATTCGGGGGGAGAGCATGGTGGATGCCGGCATATACGATAATTCAATCGTGGTGATACGGAAGGAGATAGACCTGATAAATGGGCGGATTTATCTATTTAGACACGAGGGAGAATACACACTGAAGCGGTATCGCCTGGGAGATGATATGCAGCCGAGACTGCTTTATGAAGATGGCAGCGGACGCGAGGTAGAACTGCATGAGGGGGAAGATTGGGAAGTTATCGGAGTGTTTTGCTTTGTTGGATAGGAGGATTATCTGAATCATAATCGAAACCCGGTTGTGCAAAATCTGCAAATTACTGATTTTCGGCCCCTAAGATGAGGTTTTTCCCCATCCCTAGTATGTAACACCACTTTCTTCGAAAGATAGAATTTAAACAGCTTTTGAACGCGCATAGCACCCTATTTTGATAGGGCCTAGGGTGTATTTCGCACCTGGAGCCCAGAAGGCCAAAATTCCCAGAAATTATTAAGATATTTTAAGAGACTAGCATTCTTGAGCATCTCTATCTTGATCGTATCATGAAGATAGAGAAGCGCCATCTAAGCATCAATCCCTATAGCCGCTCCGGCAAATCCCTAAGTGAATTGAAGGCCATTGTGATGCACTGGGTGGCCAATCCAGGAACGAGCGCCGAGGCGAATCGGAGCTACTTCGAGAATCGCGCGAGCGGCAAACACGGCTACGGCAGCGCGCATTACATTGTGGGCTTGGAGGGAGAGATACTAGAGTGCATCCCCGCAGGCGAGGCTGCCTGGCATGTGGGCTCCAAAACCTACACTACATACACCCGCGGCTATCTTACCAGCGGCAATCCTAACTACTGCACGATTGGTATTGAGCTTTGCCATCCGAGGGAGGATGGAGCCTTTAGTTATGCCACGCTTCATTCCGCCTCTGAGCTGGCTGGCAGTCTTTGTAAGAAGTATCGACTCAATCCCTATCGGGATATCACCACGCATAAGGCCGTGGTTGGCTGGAAGGATTGTCCAAGGTATTGGTGCGAGAATCCCGAGGAGCTGCAGCGTTTTCAGAGGATGGTTGATGGGAAAATGGGCCTATGATTATCAGGATATTTAAGGAGGGCGCCTATCCCCAGGGACGCTGGGACAGGGATAGGGTTCAGCGTTTGGTTGATGCGCAT